CTGGATGTCCTCTAGCAGCTCACGTGGGTTCTCTACATCATACAGCGACATCAAGCCGCCCGCACCAAGCAACACCTCGTACTTCAGACCGACGTAGCCGCCCATTGTGACGTTCCATTGCGTTTGCATACGCAGAAACATCATCAAGGATTCCCAATTTTCATCCCATATTTCGTAATGCTGCTCAGTCGGTGCAGCGGGACGCTGCGGCTTTAGTCCGAATGCCGCAGCGTCATCGCTGGTCTTATCTTCTACTCTTTTGCCGCCTTTACACCAATACTCGACGGCACCTTTCAGTTTCCCAGACGGGCGCCCTCGAAGGTCTCGGTGTAAGCCTTGAGCACACCGCGAATCCAATATGGATCGTCAGAGAATTCCTTCATCGTCGCCTGCGAAAACGGCACAGGCTTGCCATCCTCATCGTCGATGCCTTCCCATCCAGTCAACACAGCTTTAAGCAGCTCAAGATCACCCTTGTCGGCAAGTTTTTGAAACTCAGAGCGAGGCACACGCTTGAAAATCGCATCAAACGTAGACTCCTGAAACACACCGCCATCGGCAGGTTCTTCAATGGTTACAGGCCACTTAAAGGTCTTAACCTTCTTGCGAATAAAAGCCATGAGTGAAAATAGACTCTTGCAAACTATACAGCAATAAAAAAGGGACCGCAACGCGGTCCCTGCGGATCCATCTCTCGCCGATCAAGTATACACGAGGCTGAACTCGTCGTTACCGGCAGTAGAAGGAATCGCGGTGTAGGGGATGTTCAGCATTGCGATGCCATCCTGATCACCGTAAGACACGTCGCCGATGTCGATCCGGGTGGAAGCGAAGTCAACGATGTTGCCAGCGGTGGTGCCGTGCTGGAACGTCAGGTTGCCCAAGGTTCCATCGGTAAGCGCAGCAGCGAAATAATCCTTCTGCGCAATAGTCGGGGCTTGAACCACCACAGTGCCGCTGCTGCTGCGATCAGTGATCAGCACCTCCTTGGTGCAACCAATCAGCTCGCGATAGACCAACGTGTTGCCCAGGTCAAGACTGACAGACTGAAGGCACCCGGAATATGACAGCAGAGAGAAGGTGTCAGTATTGCCGTTCTTGAAAATCAGCGGCGTAGCCTGATTTGCGTAAGTCACGCTAGGCAGTGCCGAATCATCAGGAGCGTTGTAGATGCCAGTGAAGGTGAAATCAATCGTCGGGATCTCGCCCACGTTGGCATTCAGCGTGAAAGTACCGCGAGCGCCAGTCACCTTATGGCGAACACCATCAATGTTGTAGTGGATGGTGACAGAACCGAAGCTTGCAGACACAGGTGCGTAAGTCACGCTAACGCCAGCAGAAACAGTCTCGCTCAGACCACAAGCCTGAAGAGCCTTGCCATACTGAGGTGCAGTACCGGCAGCGCCAGAGCCAGCAAGCTCAACACTGAAGGTACATTCGACACGGGTGTTAGCAAGAAGCTGCTCAGAAGCGCCTAAATAAGGGCGGATGAGATCGCGGTTGACGACATCACTCTGCTGTGGAGTAATGTTCAGATCCCTCACTAGAACGGCGTCCGCTCCGTCGGGAGTCGGATCCGTTCCGTACACTGATTCCGTCTCGATCAGAATCAGTCGTTTCCGTAGAAGAAGTGCCATTGGTTGCTGGGGTGTCGGCGGGAAGTGTGCGCTTGATCAGAGTGCGTTTACCGGTTTCTGGATCGAGAAGATACGACCCACCTTGACCGCTGTACTCATCAATCATGGTAGTCCTTGCACCTTGTTAAATCTTACTCGGTGGTCAAGTCTGCAACTGCAGTTCTATATTTCACATCGTATTCGTTGGCGAACACGCCCGCAGGCTGATCGGCATCAAGAAACTCGAATGTTGTTAGTACTGGCTGCACGTCAATTGCATAACCACCAAGCGTTAGGTCTGCCATCAACTTTGAGTGCATCGACTCGATCACCGCATCAGCATCAGTGTCAGGCGCACCTGATCTCACCACAACAACGACCCTCACACGCATAGTCCAATCAAGCTTCGGTAACGAAGTGAACTGCTGCGCCGTATCGGTAACAGGCTCGATGATGATCATCGGGCTTTCGGCCCTAGCCACAGCCGTCACCCTTGATCGATACACCCGACCGCTTACGCCAGCAGTACTTGCAAGCGTGCTCGCTATTTGAGCGAGGATCTGTTCGCGTTTGGTAGCCATAATCAGGCACGCACCTCGACGGCGATCACTCGGCCACGCTTAAGGGTAATATCTGTGGTGTTGCTGTGGTTGGCGATCAGCAGCGAAATCTCGTCTCCATCATCCAACTCGACCATCCAAGATGTCACCAGCTTGGCTTCCTGCGCACCGCTGCCGGTGAATGCGCGACACTCGCTGTTGTCGATCGCCACGCCATTCTTGGCCAGCTTGACGCCCAGCGTACTGTTGTTGCCATCAGCAGCGTCAATGCTGCCGTAGATCCTGAACAGCTTCGTGCCGCCGCTGTCGTTCTTCAGCCCGAATGCGTCGTCAGTGCCAAGCACCATGCCATAGGCGGTGCTGCTATCCAACGTGGCGGCCAGGCCGGTGGTGACGTAGGCGCCCTGCGTCGTGATGTCGATCGCGCCGTCGGTCATCCTCGAGCACTGGCCACGGATCGCAACGCCGTCGATGTAATAACTCAGGCCAGCCCAAGCAGTGGAGCCATCACCAATCTTGTAACGGCGAGTATCAGTCTCCACGCCAATCTCAGCCTGCAGAAGCGTCGGATTCGCCGCAGTCCACTCAGCAGCAGTGCCATTTCGCAGCTTGAACCGGGTGTAAGTCGTCACGGCGCCCCTGCATCAAAAACATTACCCTCAATGTAAACGGTATCTGGTGATCCACCATCCATGATCACCGTGCTATCAGACGCGACACCATCACCGTCAAGCAATGCAGGTGTGCTCGCGGCCTGGCTTGGTGTCGCGGTTCGCTGAAGCATTACTTCGCAGAATGCACCATCATCAATCAACGCAACATTCCTGACGGTGTAAGCATTACCATCAACATTAACGCCAGCACCGTAAGTGAGATCACCAAATTTTGATGCTTCGCACGTCAGCTTGTAATCCGTCGTCAGCACCACGCCATCAGCAATAATCTCTGACGGCATATCAAGAATTCCCAGCCCAGTTACCGCACCAGCAGCCACCGGCACCGCGAACTCAGCAGTGTCGAGGAATACGGTCAGGTCTTCGGTGAATGCCATGGCTACGCCCACACCCTCACAGAATTCTCAGGCCACACCGCATACTGCAGCCATTCATCAGGCACTTCACCTTGATAGTTAATGTGCCAACCGTCCAGCACTTTAGGTGGGGTGATGACATTACCGTCTTCATCCCATTCGCCACCACGGGTAATAGTGCCAACAATGTCAAGGGCGTGGGTGTGGCTAGCGGTGATGGGGCGGGGAGTGCCGTCCTCATCGGTTGCAATCAGTCCAGCAGCATCAAGTGCAGCGATGCCTGTTGCTTCATCAGGGAAGCGGAACATCGTCGGGGTGGGGGGTGTGAGGAGTTCTTCAGTCATGAGAGGTAGGGGTTGTCGGGTCATTGGTGTTGCCGACTACTGGGTGATTGTCTGCAAAACTTCGTTGGGCAATCTTTGCGGCCAGTAGGTGATGCGTTTATATCGCGCTGCCAACTCAGATTCTCCTGTAGAAATTTCTCCAAAGACAAAGCGATCAACGGCTGGAATTAAGCAAGATGTGACTTCTGGCTGAACAATTCCGTTGCCAGCACAGGTGGTACTATTAAGCTTTAATGCAAATGCGGACTTTGCCGGACTGTACACATCCGCTGTTGGTATTGCGTTTTGTAGAACCTGCGTAACACCGCCTACTTCTACTCTAAATCTTTGATTATTTCCTGAAGGGATGAACATTTTAGCAAATTCATTGCTGGTGCCATCTGACAGTCCTAACATGTCTTTATTGTTTAACTGGTCAGAGCCTAATACTTGACCTTCATAAAACACCGTCCCCTCATCCTGCCGATACCACGAACTAAAATTACTTCCCGTGATACTCACCACGTCAGCAGAGCGGGTGACGGTGGAGCCTTCGGTGGGGATGTAGGAAGTTGCAAACGAGCCTATCTCTAAGTTTGCGTACTCAACTGTTCCGCTGACGGTGACAGTAAGTGTGCCTGCTGTTGGCGTAAATGTCAGCGCAGTGCGTGCAGGATAGGCGCCAGTGCCGACGACGGTTGCCGTATGTGTGCCGCTGAGAGTAACTGTGCCGCTGCCGTAAAAGCTAAGAGTGTGCGCGACTGCGGTTACGGTGACACCCTGCGTCGCCAATGTTCCTGAATTGAGCAGCAGATTGCTACGTTGCTCCTCCACCAACAACCCCAAGCTCTCACCTGTCGTTGGGTCGTGATCAAACCGTGCCTCATTTGTCGTTGCCGTCTTGATCAGCCCATCGCTGCCCACATACGTCGCACTACTGGCGCGGGTGAAGTTAATAAGGTTCGACCCTGTAATGGCATCGACTAAGTCCTTCCTGTCAGCAAATCGCAAGTCCAGGCTCGGAATCTCGTTGCTGTCGTACCACAATTTGTCACCGCCAGGTGCTAATACCAAGCGATCTCCTTTGCGGACTTGAGTAATCTCAGTGCTGCCGACATAGGCAGTTTGTGCGCTCAGGTTATTCATGCTGTGATCACGTAGAAGGTGTTGGCATCGGGAGAGGCGATTGCATCATACTCTGCCTGTGTCAATGACATCATATTAGTAATCTGATCAGCTCCAGTAACGCCAGTCGTATCGCTCTTGACTGCAGGTGCGCTGTTCGGACCGAGAACAAGTTCGCCAGCAATATCAACAGTTCCGTTAGAGCTAATCCTCATCCGCTCCGTCGGGCTGCTCGCTCCGTCGGCAGTAGTAGAGAACACTAATCTGCCCGGCATGTCGTTGGAGCCGGGGGTACCGTCTACTTTACAAACAATCGCTGCAGCAGTTGAAAGCACATCAGTGCCGTCACCTCCAGCAAAATCAATTTCGCCAAGAATGTCATTATTAGCGACTACCTCATTTGCGGATCCGCCTGTTTTGCCAAGTGAAATAGCTGGCCCGAAGGAGCTATTGCTTCTTCGTAAAACGGTAAACCTTGAGCCTCCAGCAGTCGTAGACTCTAATTGCAGAATTGCGTCGACTGCTGTGCTTACTTGACTGTTGCTAGACGTGCCGACTAAAAGCTGCCCACTTGATGTGATGCGAAAGACTTCGCTGGTATTAATTTTGGCGATAAAAGGAGATGTAGCTGCAGCCGCATTAATTTCTAATGCACTTCCAGGACTCGTGGTACCAATCCCTACTTTGCCTGGTCCGGTAATGATAAATTTAGTATCTGCATCAGTAGGTGTTGCCGAAGTGTTAGATCTGGCTTTAATAAGAATGTCGCTATCTTCAGCGTCACTATCAACAACCAAGCCAACAGTGTTGAGGCCATTTCCTGCTTTTATGTGAGCAGCAATAGCGTCTTGGGTTATACCACCAACGACTTCAAGCTTTGCGCCTGGACTACCATTCCCCAGACCTACATTCCCACTCGCATCAACAAACAACCGCCCAGTGCCACCAGTCGAGATGGCTACTTGATCTGCACCAGGAGAGTAAATACCAGTATTGGGGTCGCCGTCAAATGCAATGCCGGGCAGTGATGCCGTACCAGAGCCTGCATTCTCCAGCAGGTCGGCGATGCTGACTTTCTTGGTGACATCCGCGCCAACATCCACAATCGGCAGCACGTCGGTACTTGCCGGATCGGTGTACGCCGCTAGATCGGTGATTTTGACGTTGGCCATAGCTCAAAGAGCGCAAAGGGCGAACAGCTTTGACTCTATTGTATCAGACACGGTCATCATGCGGTAATCACGTAGAAAGTGCTTGCATCGGGCAACGTTATCGCATCATATTCTGCTTGTGTCAGCGAAACCATATTCGTAATTTGATCTGCGCCGGCAATGCCTGTAGCGTCACTTTTGACTACGGGAGAGCTGTTGGCCCCTACCGCCAAGCTTCCTGGGATTGTGACGCTATCACCATCAATCTCAAGTTGGGTCGTCAGCGTGCCCGCTGTTTGCACCTGAAACTTAAGACGCCCAACCTCAGCTGTATCGGTCGGATCGGAAACATCACCTTCAATTGCTGCATAGTCAACGTCAGCAGGCGTGGCGTTGTCATTTTTAGCGCGATAGAAGACAGTGCTAATAATGTCGTCAGCAATACCAGCCGTATCGTTGCGATGATGATACAGCGTAATGTCAGCGGCGCTGGCGGGATCATCTGCGGTGCATTCAAGCTGCAATGCTGTACCCGTCAGGCTTGTGGTGAGATG